GCCGGTGTTCGACGCTGCCGATTGGTAGCCGGTGTTCGACGCTGCCGAGTAGTCGCCGGTGTTCGACGCTGTGCCGCCTACCACCGTCTGCTCAACCGACTTATCTACCTTGCTCATGATCCAGTCGAGGGCCCGCGAGATCATGGTCGGCATGCTGATTTCCGCCTCCACCACCAGGGTGGCGCTGGCGATCTTGCTGTCATCGTCGTGACGGCTCAGTTGCCCCGAAGCCTTTACGATGGCGAATCGGCTTTCGCCTGGGGCGTAGTAGCCGAAAACATCGAGTGGGTACTCGCAGGAGTGGAAGCCCGAGGCGCATGCCTCTACTTCGCCCTCGTGCTTGTAGGTGCCGCCGATCTCGAACTGGTAGCCGCGACAGGTCAGGTCTTGCTTGAACCCCTTGTAGGCGGTGACGATCTCTTCAACCTCGGTCTTCTTCTTGCGGGTCATGATTCGGTCCTTTGAGAGAGAGCCCCTGGCCGAGGGGCGGGAGCGCTTTCGGCTGCCGGCGATACGTCGGCATGCGGAAACGCTCGAAAAAAGCCCGGCCGGAGCCGGGCGAAGAGGGGGAACGCTGCATGCGCAGCGGGGAGTGATCTGGCCGGTCGCGACTCCGGCTCTGGCATCAGTGCGCTTCCCGCGTGTCTCCAGGGAGCTTTCGGCTCCCAGCTTCCACGCCTCAAATCACTCTCCGCTACGCCCTGGCCGAGCCAGGAGCAGGAAAGAGAAGGGCGCCGCCAAGCGCCCTGTCTCCACTTACATGCACCGCCTTATGTGAAAGCGGTTGGGTACAGGCTCGACCGCATGTTGGCGATCTGCCGATTGAGGCTGGGCTACATGGTGAGGTCCTCCGTTGTACGCGCCGTTGGACCGGCGGGCGCTCGCCGTGGGTTAAACGCCCGGCAATGGGCCAGGCGCCGAAGTCAGGAGATCGCGGTGCAGGCCCGCAACGCCACCGGCGCCGACTGGCCTTCGATCCAGATAACCGCCGCCCCGCCAAGCGACACGCTGGCGCGGCCGACGGTGCGGGTGCGCTGCGGTTCGGCCCCTCGGTACGGGCGGTACTCGATCAGCGCTGGCGCCGGGTGCTCTCGGTTCCAGGCCTCGACCAGTTCCGCCGGCGGCACCGGTCGGACGTTGCCGATCTGCTGGTAGATCTCGGAGCGGTGAATGGCGACGTCGTCCGGGGCGGTGATGCCGAGGCGCACCTGGTCGCCTTGGCTGCCGAGGACCGTGACGGTGATGTTGTCGCCGATATGCAGGGTTTCGCCGGGGCGGCGGGTCAAGATCAGCATGGTGTGACTCCGTTCGGGGTGGTGGGTGGCCGTCAGCCCAGGCGATCCGGGACGACCTTCATCGTCTCGGCGACGAGCTTGTGAACCCCTTCGGAGTCCGCCACGGCGAACCCCTTTTCGGCGTAGTCCCACTGCTCGTCTTCATCGCCGGGGAAGTTGCTGCACGCCACTGAACAGACGCCAAGCCCGTCGGGCTTGAAGTAGAGGCGCACCTCCGGGCCGTCATCCCCGCGATCAAGCATCACGAGCACTTGGCCCAGGTCTTCGAACTCGAACAGCTTCGCGAACTGCTTCATTGGCATTCCTCAGGTTGGTTTCCCTGATGCCCCTCGCGAGAAGGGCATCGAGGAAATCGGTGTCGCTGTTGCCCGGTTAGCGCTGGGCGGCGCTGCGCATCGCGTGCGGGTCGTTCACACGGTTCGGGCATTTCGCCCTCGATCAGCCGTCTCCGGTCGCCCCTTGCCGCGGGGTCGCCATCGCGTTGGCAGGCTTTCCTCGTTCGCCTGTCTGATCGCCGGTCGCCGCAGAGGCGATGCGTTCTGCTGTTGATGTTGCTCACCCGACTTTCTGTCGCCCCACGGGTGATGGCCGGGGCTGCCTCGCCGCGTTGCGGCTAGCTGTTCATGGCGCGGGTTGTGAAAGAGCGGTCGGCTCGGTGGCCTGGCCGGCGGTGTATTGCTGGCGTTGAAGTAAAATTTAGCCATGAGCTAATTTCTCGTCAATAGCTTGAAGCTAAATATTTTTAGCCGCCCATGAAAAAGCCCGCTCGAAGCGGGCTAAATTCATGATTCTGCGATGATTATTTTTTTCGAGCGGCTGGCCAGATCAGAAGCGCAAAACCCAAAATAGCCAGGATCAAGTACCAGAAGTCAGTGATGGGCCGGCCAACTGCTGGGTCTGCAGGAGGGAGCGGGAACATCACGGCGGTGAGAATCGCGAGAAGAATCAGGCCAATCCCGATCAGGCGTCTTGTCTGCATAAGGGCTCCATTATTCAGTCCCAAAGTACCGACGACCAGAATACGCGACCGAGTACACTGATGCCTTTTTCGGCCATCTCTTCCTGGCTGTACTCCTCGTCGGGATACTCAGCCTGGTTGAAACTCCGCAGGCGGATGCCGCCGCCGGGTAGCCGGTACAGTGCTTTGACCCGCAGTTCAGATGCATGCGTGATGACGTAGACCTTGCCATCCTTGATCGACTTGCACCCCAGATTGACGCCGACGGTACTGCCGTCCGGAAGGGCGGGCTCCATGCTGTTTCCGCGGACTGTCACGCAAACGGCCATGTCGAACTGAACGCCCTGGTTGCGCAGCGTATACTTGCCGAGACGGATCTTCTTGCTGGTCTTGAACTCATCCGCAGACCGACCTGAACCGGCCGCAACTTCTACGTCCTTTAGAAGAGGCACCGCCACCTCGTCATCCTCCAGAGGGGTTTCATCATCCCAGGCGGAAATTGGTCCGATAAGTTCCGCCTCGATTGGCACCGCCGGTTCGGACAGCTTTTCGTGAGGCAGATCCATCCATCCCCTTGCGAGGCCCTGGAGCGCTTCAATGCGTCGGGCCACGTCATCGCCGAGGTTCTTTTTTGTTTTGTCAGACAGTATCTGGCTCAGATGGGCGGGGCTCATTTCCCAGCGCTCGGCACAAGCGCTCTTGCGCTGGCTTCCGATGAGCCTGATGAGGTTCTGCTTTCTGATTTCGTAGATATCCATGCCGGCCAAGATGCCATTTTTTAGCAGGCAGCTAAATGTGCCCAAGGCTAAATTCCTCTTGAGATGAGATTAGCCATGAGCTAAATTCTCCGCAGATATCTAGGAGAAGCACTCATGTCCGATCAACTGCGTAGCTGGCTGACCAGCGCCACACCTGAAGAGCGCGAGCGCGTGGCTCGCCTTGCTGGCACTTCCGTGGGTCATCTGTATCAGCTCGCAGGAGGCCATCGAAAAGCGTCTCCTGAGCTTGCCGAGCGTCTGCAGGATGCGTCGAGCGGGAGAGTAACCATTGCCGGCCTTCGTCCTGACTTGGTGGCCCTGGCAGAGAAGATTCTCCGCGGCGCCGCCTGACCCGAGCCAATTTACCGGCCGGGAGGCCACAAAGCATGCGAAGCGAATCGCACACCCTCATTTCCACTCTGCTCGGCGTGGTGAACCAATGGCGCCGCCGAGAGGGGTGGAGCCGCGAGACCGTCGTCCAGCACATCGTGGAGGCGCACGAGCGCATCCAGGGAGCGCTGGTCACCGGCATCGTCTTCGATCCGCCAACGCGCGATGCAACCGAGCGGATGAAGGTCAACGCCGACCGCGTGTTCCGCTGGCTCGACGACGGAACCAAGGACACCAACCTGGTGCCGGCGAACTTCGTACCCAGCATCCTCGCGGCGCTGCCGACTGACCTGAAAGTCCAGGCCCTGGGCGACATCCTGACGCCGCTGGGCGTGTCGGTGCGCTTGATCGGCGGCGATGCCGGCCAGCGGCCGGAGGTGCTCTGCATGCTCCGGACACTCATCAAGGAGAACGGTGAGGCGCAGCAGGCCGTGGCCAACCTCGTCGACGGCGCTGATGACCAGGAACTGCAGGAGGCCCACCGGGAGCTCTCCGAATCCAGGGCGGCGACCGATGAGGCGCTGCGGATGATCGACCAGATGCGCCGGCCGCGCCTTGTTCAGGGGTAGCCGTGCCGTCCTTCCAGATCAACGACGAGGAGCGGGAGGCGCTCCGCGGCCTACCCATGCTTGCCCGCGAGATCTACGTGTTCGCCCTGCGCCCGTTCATGGACTTCGCAACAGGCGTTGTCGGAGAACGGCGCGGGATCTCTTGGAAGTCGATCGCCGAGGAGCTCTACGTCGAGCCGCACCAGGGCATCAAGGGCGGGGAGCCCTCCGAAAAGGAACTGCGGCGGGCGCTGGTCTGGCTGCAGAAGGTGGGCCTGGTGGGCCCCAATTTGGCCGAAAGGCGCCTGATTTTTGAGTTGCCGAAGGCTTCACGGGATCAATCCGTCCGAAAAAAAGTGGGCACTAAGTGGGCAGATGAAGCGGGCAGTTATGTGGAAGGGTCGGAGCCCAGTAACTACGCGGCTTTCCCGGAAAAAGAGGGCAGATATGTGGGAGGGGGTGAAAGTGAAAAAGTGGGCACACCTCCGGTATCCGGTAATAACCGTACCGCACCTAACGCGTGCGCGCGCGAATGCCCAGCCGATCCGGCCACTGCGGGACAGTGGTGCCAGTTCTTCATCCGCGAGCGCGGATTCCAGATCCACGCGGTGCAGACCGCCAGGACCATGCCGCTGTTCGCCTCTTGGGTCGAGCGCGGTGTCACCGCGGAGCAGATGCTCGCAGCAATGGAGATCGCCGAAGCCAAGCTCGGCGCCCCGCCTGACTCCCCCCTGTACTACCGAAATTTTCTCGATGAACTCTTGCTGGAGCGCCACCGGATGGCAACAGCACCGCATGCGGAGCACCGCCATGAGCAAACCGACGGACGAAACGCCCAAGCACGTCAGCGACCCGCTGCACGACGTTCGCGCAACGCTGTTGACATCCTCCACGACGACGACTGGTGAGCCGCAGATCGAGAATCTGGTCGAACTTGACGCCCAGGCGCGCAGGGCGGTGAAACGCGTGTTCGCTACCCTCAAAACCAGCTATCCGGCTTGGTACGAGAAGCACTACGGGGAACGTCGTGCGGAGACGCTCGCCAAGCGAGTCTGGCTGACCGGTATCAAGCACCTGAGCGACATGCAGGTCGACCGAGGCCTCCAGCGGATGGTGCTGGATCAGGACTTTCCTCCGAGCCTCAAGGAGTTCCTGCGGCTGTGCCGCAAGATCGACGGTTTGCCGAGCGCCGAGGGCGCCTGGTACGAAGCCTTGGAGCAGCGCTACAGCCACAAGGTCGTGAAGGTGGCTGCCGAACTCACAGGCCTGTTCGAGCTTCGTCGGGCCCAGTACGGCGACAAGCGACTTCGCGCTGAGTTCGAGCATAACTATGCCGTAGTGGTCCGACGCCTCGAGGCTGGTGAGCCGCTGGACGGAAAGGTCGCCAAGGCGATTGGCCTCGACAGCCAGAAGTCAGAGCTGCAGCGCGCCGATGAGCTTGCCGAGCAGCAACTGCTCCACCGGATGCAGGCCCAGGGGCTGGATGGTCTCAGTGGCGCCCAGGCGCGGGAACTGCTGCTGGCCAAGATGCGCCGGAAAGCGCCGGAGGTGCGCCGTGATGCATGACCTCCGCCCGGTGATGTTCACCGTACCCGGCGAGCCTCAGGGGAAGGGGAGGCCGCGTATCGGCCGCGTCGGCGCCCACGCCCGGATGTTCACTCCCGCGAAGACCGTGGCGTACGAAGGCCTGGTGGCCATGGCCGCACAGCAGGCAATGGCGGGGCGCCCGCTGATAACCCGGCCTTGCCTCATCGAGATCTGGATGTACCACCAAGTGCCAGCCTCATGGTCGAAACGCAAGCGTGCACAGGCTCTGGCCGGTGAGATCGCCGCCATGCGCAAACCGGATGCGGACAACTGCCTCAAGGCCATCTGCGATGCCTGCAACGGCGTCGTATGGCGTGACGATGTTCAGGCCACCCGCGGCATATTCCAGAAGCTCTGGAGCGAAACGCCAGGCGTGCGAGTGAAGATCGTCCCTCTCCTCGAGGGCGAGCAGTGACTACAGGAAACTACAGGGGAGAGTCGAAATGAGACTGATCAGCGCGCGCCAGGCTTGGCAGGACGCGTACCACATCCCGGGCGCGTCGGTGATGGCGAAAGCCATCGAAGACGCCGAAGAGGCCACGCGGAAGACCAGGGCGAAGCGCCGCAAGAAACTGGTGGCCCGCTTCCCCGAGGGGTACCAGGGCGAGAGCAAGGAGCCGGAGGGCCTGTTCCCCATCGACTCACAGATCATCGCCGCCTACGAGACGCGGACGGGGCGGGCCGCGGGGAACCTGAACCGCTGCCAGCACATGCTCGCCGCCGGCAAGGTGATGCATGCGATCAGCACGCTTCCGGCGCCGCTGCAGCATCTCGGACACTTCCTGTACTCGCCGCTAGCGAACGGGGTCGACCAGAACCGCGCGCAGTCCTTCCTGTACTTCTCGGCGGATCTCCCGAAGATGAACAAGCCCCGCCAGGAGGTCGCTTACTGGGTGGCCTTGGCGGCTATGCACTCGTGGAAGGACATGGTCAACGGCCGGGAGGAGTGGTGGCCTGGCAAGGTAATCCAGTTCCTGGCGGACTGGCCCGGGTTCGTACTGTACGCCGCGAATTGGGAGCGTGACTGGGCGGCGATCTGGGAGATTTTCATGCAGGAGCTCAATCGGCTGGACGCCCAGGCGCTGGTGCCGGTGGCGCAGGTCGTTGCCGCCCAACGAGACGCCGCTTGACATTTTGATAAGAGATTTGGGAGTATTTTCCCAGTTTGCGAAGTAGCACCCAATCAAAAGATTCCCCCGAAAACCCGGCCCTGGCGCCGGGTTTTTTCGTTTTCGGCGGCCTTGTCAGAATTCGTTTTCAGGAGAGAAGAATGAACGAAGAGCCCCTCGATTTCTCGCTTGCGCGCGAGGCAGCTTCCCTGGCTGAGATGGAGACATTGCGCGAAGTTCTGGCGAAGGTTCTGCCCAGTAGCGATCGATACAGTCTGACAGACGTTGCAGTGGAATGTGCGCGGGCCGTCAGAGCTGCATATCGTGAACTGGAGAAGGTTGACGATTAGTTCCCCAGTGTTCGAGTCGGCTTCCTTCCGAGTTCCCTGAAGTGCTCATATATCTGGTCGTAGGTGGCGATAATTGCTGCCGCCTCTTGGCCATTTACTCCAACCTTCAGTTGACCGGCGCGAATCAACTCGATTACGACTTGAAGAGCTGCCCCAGAGGATGAGCTCGACGGATTTACGATTTCGGACATTTTGGTCTCCTTGACCGTCGTTTAGTGTGGAAGCGAAACGATAGCACAGGGCCAGAATCGTCCGACCTATGACAAGGCCCAGGTCATTGCCTGGGCTTTTCTGCATCTGGAGTACCACATGGCTGAACCGACGAGCAGCGGAGCAGTAGCAGCAGCCGGCGCCGTCGGGCTCACTGCCACCGCGATCATCCCCGGAGTCGACGTCAATGCGGTGATCGGCGGCTTTGCCGGCGCGCTGCTGTTCATAGTCTGGGCTCACGACCTGACTATGGCCAGGCGCCTCGGCTACCTGCTGGCGTCCTGGGTCGGCGGCTACTACGCCGCCACAGAGGCTGTCGGGCGGGGCGCGACCCAGTTCTCCGGACTTCCCGCACTGGTCACCGCCGCGCTGATCGTCACGATCCTGATCGGCGTGCTCGACTGGATGATCGGTGGCCGCGCGCCGGCATGGCTTCAGATCGTTCTGCAGCGCATCGTCGGCATGATCGGAGGTCGGAAAGATGGTTGACCTGGTGACCCTGGCGGCTGCGGCCGTCTGCGGCGCTATCAGTTGCCGCATCTTCACGTACCAGCGCCACGGCGCCACGTACCGGTTCGGCGTCTCGCTCTGCGCGTACATCCTCGCCGCTGGGACCGGCATGCAGGCGCTGTCGATCAGCCTGGCCGTGCTGATGGCGCGCCACGCAACGCCGATATCGCCCTACCTGCTGGCGGTCCTGCTGGTGCTGCTGGTGCTGGTCTACCGCAACAAGGGCAACATCGCGCCCATCCTGAGGCTCAGTTGAGGTGATCCATGGCGCTAACAGCAAAACAGCGCCGCTTCGTCGCCGAGTATCTGCTCGACCTCAATGCGACCCAGGCGGCAATCAGGGCCGGGTACAGCAAGAATCGCGCGTCCGAGATCGGTTACCAACTGCTGCAGAAGCCGGACATCACATCCGCCATCCAGGCGGCTATGAAGGAGCGCGCCGAGCGCACCAGGTCTGACGCCGACTACGTCGTCCGGCGCCTGGAGGAGATCGATCAGATGGACCTCCTGGACATTGTCAACGATGACCTGACCCTCCGCCCGCTCAGCCAGTGGCCCAAGGCCTGGCGCCAGTACCTCAGCGGCTTCGACTTGGCCGAGATGTTCGAGGGCAAGGGCGATTCCCGCGCGGCGGTCGGCATCCTCAAGAAGATCAAATGGCCGGACAAGGTGAAGAACCTGGAACTGCTCGGCCGCCACCACGGCGTGTTCACCGACAAGTTCGAGCACTCGGGCCCCGGCGGCGGCCCGATTCCCACCATGCCGACCATGATCGAACTGGTGGCGCCTGGTGAAAGCACGGATTGAACTCCCACCGAAGCTGATTCCGGTCTTCTCCGGGCCCGCGAGGTACAGGGGCGCCTACGGCGGGCGCGGCAGCGGCAAGACCCGCAGCTTTGCCAAGATGGCGGCGATCCGGGCCTACATGTTCGCCGAGGCTGGTATCTCCGGGCAGATTCTCTGCGGCCGGGAGTACATGAACAGCCTGGAAGACTCCTCTATGGAGGAGGTCAAGCAGGCGATCCGGTCCGAACCCTGGCTCAACGCCTACTTCGAGATCGGCGAGAAGTTCATCCGCACCCGCAACCGACGGGTATGGTTCTCCTTCTCCGGCCTACGCCACAACCTCGATAGCATCAAGTCGAAGGCGCGCATCCTCATCGCATGGGTCGATGAGGCCGAGAACGTCAGTGAGATCGCCTGGCAGAAGCTGGTGCCGACGGTTCGCGAGTGCGACTCCGAAGTCTGGATCACCTGGAACCCGGAGAAGGACGGCAGCCCTACCGACACCCGGTTCCGGAAAAACATGCCGGCCGGCGCCAAGATCGTCGAACTGAACTACACGGACAATCCCTGGTTCCCCGACGTCCTCGATCAGGAGCGCCTGAACGACAGGGAGTCGCTGGACGACCAGACCTACGCTTGGATCTGGGATGGCGCCTACCGCGAGAACAGCGACGCGCAGATCCTGTCCGGCAAGTACCGAGTGGCGGAGTTCACGCCTGAACCGGGCTGGGATGGCCCCTACTACGGGCTGGACTGGGGGTTCAGTCAGGACCCTACAGCCGGCGTGAAGCTCTGGGTGCACGATCGCCGGCTCTGGGTCGAGTACGAAGCCAGCAAGGTCGGCCTCGAAAACGACGACATCGCCCAGTTCATGATCGACCGTCTGCCTGGCATCGAACTGCACGCCGTGCGGGCCGATTCGGCCAGGCCGGAGACAATCAGCCACGTCAAGAGCAAGGGGCGTGACCACAAGCGCGCCAACTTGCCGCGCATCGAGCCGGTGGCGAAGTGGCAAGGCAGCGTCGAGGACGGCATCGCGCATCTGCGCAGCTACGTCGAGATTGTCATTCACGTGCGCTGTACCGGCTTCCTGCGCGAGGCCAGGCTCTACAGCTACAAGGTCGACCGCCTGACCGGTGACGTGCTCGCCGAGATCATCGACAAGAACAACCACTTCATGGACGCGAGCCGGTACGCGTTGGGCCCGCTGATCAAGCGCCGCGGCGCGGTCGGTATGCTGCTACCCGGAGCCCGCTGATGGCCATCTTCATCCTCAAGGAGCGCGCTACCAGCCGCTCCATGGTTGTCCGTGCGCGCTGCACTACATGCGCCCGCACCGTGGCGGTCGAGAACGCCGGTGCCGAAGGGACGATGGTATGGCGTGACCCCAACCTCTCTTCTGTCGAACTGGTCCGCGAGACGGACAAGCCAGGCCTCATCCTGAAATCGGACTGACCATGACTGACAAACTCGACCTCGCGGTCAATCACGCGATGAGCAGTGCCATCGCGCGTGCCCGAATGAGCCTGCTGAACCAGGGCATTGGCCATGACGCGAAGCGGCCACAGGCGTGGTGCGAGTACGGATTCCCTCAGGAAATCACGTTCAACGACCTGTACACCATGTACCGCCGGGGCGGCATCGCCCATGGCGCGGTCGAGAAGATCGTCACCACTTGCTGGAAGACGAATCCGCAGATCATCGAGGGTGACGACCAGGACCGCTCCAAGGACGAAACCGAGTGGGAGAGGAAGAACAAGCCGTTGATAGCAGGCGGCAGGTTCTGGCGGGCTGTCTCCGAAGCCGACCGGCGCCGCCTTGTTGGTCGTTATTCCGGGTTGCTCTTGCACATCAGGGATAGCCAGCCGTGGGACAGGCCTGTCACGGGAAAGGTCAATGGCCTGGCGAAGGTCACCCCGGCCTGGGCCGGGTGCCTTAAGCCCAAGACGTTTGACGAGAAACAGGATAGCGAGACCTACGGGCAGCCCACCATGTGGGAATACACCGAGGCCTCCCAAGCCGGTCGTCCCGGTCTGGTGCGAGATATCCATCCGGACCGGGTGTTCATTCTCGGAGACTGGACCGGCGATGCAATCGGATTCCTGGAGCCTGCCTACAACTCCTTCATCAGCTTGGAGAAGGTCGAGGGAGGCAGTGGCGAATCGTTCCTGAAGAACGCCGCACGCCAGCTCCTACTGAACTTCGACAAGGAAATCGACCTCAACAACATCGCCTCGATGTACGGCGTCTCGCTTGACCAGCTGAACCAGCGGTTCAACGATGCCACACGCCAGCTGAACCGCGGCAACGACGTGATGCTTCCGACCCAAGGGGCGACGGCCACTCAGCTGGTCTCTGCGGTATCCGACCCTGGCCCGACCTACAACGTCAACCTGCAAACCGCCGCCGCCGGCGTCGACATCCCGACCAAGATCCTGGTGGGCATGCAGACCGGCGAAAGGGCGAGCAGTGAGGATCAGAAGTACCACAACGCCAGATGCCAGGCGCGCCGGGTGCAAGAACTGACGTTCGAGATCAACGACCTGTTCGGGCACCTGATGCGCATCGGCGTGGTCCCGCTGAAGGCCGAGTTCACGGCAATCTGGGATGACCTCACCGTTCCAACCAAGGCCGAGCGCCTGGCCAACTCCAAGACCATGAGCGAGATCAACAGCGCCGCAATCGGCACTGGCGAGCCGGTATTCACCGCGGAGGAGATCCGCGAAGAGGCTGGCTACGACCCGCTCGTGGGCGGTGACCCGCTGCCTGATACCTAACCGGAGGATGAAGATGCCGCGCGCACCGATCCTACCGGCGAGCAGCAGTGACCCGACCGGGGTAGATCGACTGGAAAGGGGCGCAATGCGCGAGTTCGACAGGCGCATGCGGAAAATCCGGGATGGCTATGTCGCTGCCTTGGACCGAATCCCGGCCCAGCCGGTGGTGAATGAGCAGTACACCTACCGTCTCGACCAGGCCCTTCTCTCCGCGATCTTCGCCGACACCAACCTGATGGTCGACGAGATACTGCAGGAGGGCGGGGAGCGCGACCTCTGGTTCTTCGAATCCTATGTCGGGGTTGCCTACATCCGCGGTACCGCACAGACGCATGCCAACCTGGCGCAGCAATCGCCTGCATACCGCGCCGGCCGGGAATCGCTGGATGTCCTGCTTCGATCCGACGCCTACCGCGCGCGGATGGCACTGCTTCGCGCCCGAGAGTTCGAGGAGATGAAGGGCTTGTCCGGCCAAGTCAAGGCCGACATGGCGCGCATTCTCGCCGAGGGCATGGGGCGCGGGAAGAATCCCCGCGAGATCGCACGGGACCTGACCGCACAGACCGGCATCGAGGCGCGTCGCGGCCATCGCATCGCACGTACCGAAGTCACAACTGCTCTCCGAAGGGCTCGCTGGGACGAGAAAGACGCTGCTGAGGCCGATTACGGCGTTCAGTCGAAGCTGATGCATATGTCGGCCCTGTCCCCCAGCACCAGGGCAACCCATGCGGCCAGGCACGCCAGGCTCTACACCTCGGACGAGGTGAGGGACTGGTACAGCCGAGACGGAAACTCGATCAACTGCAAGTGCAGCCAGGTCGAGGTCCTGGTCGATGACGAAGGGAACCCGGTGGTCCCGGCCATCGTCGAGCGCGCGCGCCGCAACTACCAAGTCATGAAAGCCAAAGGGCGCGGGCCCTGGGCGAAAGAGGATTGAGCCATGCCCATGCAGGTCAACATCACCACCCAGGTCAACAGCGCCAGCATTCGGCGTGAGACGCACAACGGGCGCGAACATCTGGTTCTGCCGAGCTACACCCTGCCGGCCGGCGTGATCATGAACGGTGGTCTCTACACCGCCGAGCAGATCGACAAGCACTACCCAGGCCTGGAGGGAACGCTGGCGCCGCTCGGGCACCCGATGGTCGACGGGAAGTTCGTGTCTGCGTTCTCCCCTGAAGGGATCAACGCCGCCCACGTCGGCGCCTGGAACCGCAACGTGAAGAAATCCGGCAACCGGGTCTACATGGAGAAGTGGGTCGACGTCGAGTTTGCCAAGTCCACGGAGGGCGGCCGTGAACTGTTGCAGCGCGTCGAAGCGCTGGAGAAGGGGGAGGACGTCCCCCCGATCCATACCAGCGTTGCCGCATTCCTCAATCGCATCGAGCCGAACGAAAGCCAGCGTGCCCAGGGCGCGGAGTGGGTCGCCGACATCCAGAGCATGGATCACGACGCGATCCTGCTGCACGAAGTAGGGGCGGCCACTCCTGAGCAGGGCGTCGGTCTGATGGTAAACGCCGACCAGGCTGTCCCGCTTCAGCCGAATTCCGGCGCTCTGGTTGGCGAGTCCTACCGGGATCGGGAGCAGCGTCTCGATCGCGCCGCAAAGGAGCGGTTCGCCTCCGGGCCCGACCAGTACGCATGGGTTGCCGACTTCACCGATTCTCAGGCTGTGATCAGCCGCAATGGCGGTGTGACCGAGGTGTACGGCTACAAGGTCGAGGCAGGGAAGATCGTCTTCGACGAATCCGGCCAGCCCGTTGTCAGGCAAGAGTCCTGGGTCGCCATGGTGGCCAACAGCATCAAGAACATTTTCACCCATCGTCAGGCTCGGCCTGATCAACCTGAGAAGGAGGGCGACATGCCCCTGACCCCCGAAGAAAAGGCCGAAATCGTGAAGGAAATCGGCACCAACACCTCCAGCGCCATCAAGGAACTGGCGGACACCATCATCAAGCCCCTGGCCGACAAGGTCGACGGCCTGGTCGCCAATCACAAGGCTCTGGCCGACACGCTGACCGCCAACCAGCGCGCCGAGGAAGACAGCATGCGCGAAGCGGTAAAGGCCAAGTTTGGCGAGGTCATCGCCAACAGCCTGGCCGGCGACGCGCTCAAGGAAATGTTCAAGCAGTGCGGCGAATCCGCTCCGCTGGGCGCCAATGCTGCCACCGACAAAGGCGGCCTCACCGCCGATATCGCCAACCTGCCGAAGGAGTAAGCCATGTCTCGCTATCGTCGAGTGAACATCGACGGCAAGTCGCTGTTCAAGACCGAAACCCGCAAGACCGCCGCGGCACTCCTGCCCGGCACGTTCGCCGTGATCAATGGCAGCGACCTGTTCGCCCAGGCAAGCGCCAGCGTTGGCCGCCTCTACGTCATCGACTGCGCTCATCACGAAGGACTCAACATCCGCGATGCGGTTCCCGCCGGCCATTCGGCCGTGGGCAACTACGTCGAAGAGGGTCGCGAGCTCGCCGTGCTGTGCCCGGCCGGCACCTACAAGAAGGACACGCCGATCAAACTCGGCACCAGCGGCCAGGGTGCCATCGCGTCGAGCGATACCGACACGGTCCTCGGGTACAGCCAGGACGATGCAGTCATCGCCTCCGGCGAAACCGACTTCATACGCATCCGCTTCCGTGTCGGCAGTGTCGCCGCCCCGGCGCCCTAATAGGAGTACGGACACATGTTCCTCACCCAGCAAGCAATCGCCGCCCATCCTCGCCTGATGGGCCACTACCAGGAGTTGCAGGCCAACCGCAACATCTGGAACAACCAGAACGCTGCGATGATCACCCACCACCGCGGCGCCATGACCCCCGAAATGCTGGCCTGCAACGCGCTCGCCGGCCTGGGTCGTGAGTTCTGGGCCGAGGTCGACGCCCAGATCATCCAGTACCGCAACCAGGAAACCGGCATGGAGATCGTCAACGATCTCCTGCAGGTGCAGACCGTGCTGCCGATCGGCAAGACCGCCAAGCTCTACAGCGTGGTCGGCGACATCGCCGATGATGTGTCGGTGAGCATCGACGGCCAGGCCCCGTACTCCTTCGATCACACCGAGTACAACTCCGATGGCGACCCCATTCCGGTGTTCACCGCCGGCTACGGTGTCAACTGGCGCCATGCCGCCGGCATGAACACTGTCGGCATCGACCTGGTTCTGGACTCGCAGGCTGCGAAGCTCCGCAAGTTCAACAAGCGGATCGTTGCCTACACCCTGGACGGCGCCACCAACATCCAGGTCGAGAACTACCCGGCTCAGGGTCTGCGCAATCACCGCAACACCATCAAGGTCAACCTGGGCTCCGGCGCCGGCGGCGCGAACATCGACCTGACCACCGCCACGCCGCAGCAGATCATCGACTTCTTCACCAAAGGCGCATTCGGCCAAGCTGCGCGTGCCAACAAGGTGGACGCCTACGATGTTCTCTGGGTTTCCCCGGAAATCAACGCCAACCTGTCCCAGCCCTACATGATCACCATGGGCGGCGGTGCCAACGCGGTGGTGGCCGGCACCGTGCTCGATGCGGTCATGCGCTTCATCCCGGCGCGCGCGGTTCGCCAGACTTTCGCCCTGTCGGGCAACGAGTTCTTGGGCTACCAGCGCCAGCGCGACGTGGTCACCCCGCTGGTCGGCATGGCTACCGGCGTTGTGCCGCTGCCGCGGCCGCTGCCGCAGGTCAACTACAACTTCCAGATCATGAGCGCCATGGGCATCCAGGTGAAGAAGGACGACGAAGGTCTGTCCGGCGTGATCTACGGCGCCAACCTGGCGTAAGGAGAGCGACATGCCCAAGTATGAGGTGATCAAACCCTGGAACGGCGTTTCCAAGGGCCAGGCGCTGGAACTCGACACTCTGGCTGCGGCGCTCCTGCCGAACGTGCGCGAGGTTGGCGCACTCAGGAACGGAAGCCTGACCTTGGACGTTTCGGCCCAGGTCGACGAAGCGGCCAGGCAAGCTCTCGCCGAAGCGCGTGCATCCGTCGATGCCATGATCGACGAAGCCAAGGCCCAGGCCGAAGGCATCATCGCCGCGGCCAACGCGGAAGCAGCGAGTATCCGGGAGCAGGCCAAGGCCCAGGCCGGCACCCTGACCCCGGCGATCCCGGACGGAAGCGAGCGCCGCGAGCTGATCAAAGCGCGCCTGAAGGAACTGAAGATCGAGTTCGATGGCCGCCAGGGAGAGGAAGCGCTTGCCGCCCTGCTGCCGGAGGGCGAACTGGCGAAGCTGTTCCCGGCCAAGTGACCGGTGCGTGACGAGAGGCCGCCTGCGGGCGGCTTCGTCGTTTCTGGCCTCAGCGATGGGGTCGCTTCTTCTGGAGAATGAAATGTTTGGCAATCTGATCGACTCGGACATCCCGGCAATTCCGAAGGCTCCGCCCGCTCCCATGGAGTTCCCGGCCTCGTTCGGGGCTAGCGATGACTTCAGGCTCTGCGATGCTATCCGGAACACCGTGGATGCTGCGCAAGACGCCCAAGGTATGACGCTTCGGATTCTTCAACGACACCTCCTCCGTCTGTGCAACCTGCAGGTCGAGCAACTGGAAGGATGTGGTGATGATCACAGTTGAGCAGGCCCGGCAGTATCTGCAGAGCCAGGGCATCGACAACGTGCCCGATTTCATACTCGCGGCGTGGATCGAGCAATTGCAGGAGATCCAGAGTTGCCTGGATGCCCACTACCCGGCATCGACCGCGCTGTTGATCCAGGCCTACCTGCTGGCGCTGTTTGCGCTGGCCCAGGCCGACAAGTACATCAGCAGCCAGACGGCCCCATCCGGCGCTTCTCGATCGTTCCGCTACCAGGCCTTTGCTGATCGCTGGAAGGCGCAGTTGGCCCTGCTGAACGCCCTGGACAAGCACGGATGTGTGACGGGGCTGATTCCCCCGAACCCAACCCAGACCGCACACGGCGGTCTTTGGATCGCGCGAGGCGGCTGCATGTGTGGTGACTCATGAGCACGACGGCGAATTGGAGTTACACCAACACGGCGACGGTTCGGCCATTCCTGCACTTCGACCTTTCGACCCAGGAGGCCGTTTACGGCCCTGAGTACGAAATCGCCTGCACCTGGACCGCCAAGAGCGAGCAGATGCGGGAGGAGGGCGGGCAATCTGGAGCGCGGGGGGCTGAGTTCGTATCGCGCCACCAGATATTCACCGAGGACCGCCGGCCGAAGTACCTGGACCTGATCCAGTTCGACGGATCCAACGGCTGGGAAGAGATTCGCTCGGTGACGAACTGGGACATGTCCTTCTTCGGTGAACAGCCGGACTTTCTGCTGGTGACCTGACATGGCAATCCAAGGAATCGACCGCGTCCGGCGGAATCTTCGTGTGGCTGTCGAAAACATCGCCGGCGGTGTTTCCGAGCGCGCAGTTTACGAGGTACTGAGCCAGGGCGCCGCAATGGCGCAGACCATGACGCCGATCGACACATCGACTCTCGTCAACAGTCAAACGGCCCCCCAGATCACTGTTGGCTCCAATGGGGTCGAGGGGAGCGTCGGTTACACCGCCGCCTACGCGGCGGCAGTCCACGAAGCGCCAGGCACTCTCGCCGGCCAGCCGCGCGACGAGAACGACCCCAGCCGGGGAGACTACTGGGATCCGAATGCGGAGCCTGAGTTTCTCACGAAAGGTTTTGACCAGATCATTCCAGATATCCCGGCCATCCTCCGCAGGACCTACCGCGTATGACCCCCTACGACGCCTTCCAGGATTGGCTGGCTTCGATCCTGGGCGAAGGCTACCAGTACAGCCGTGGGATGTGGGTCGACCACCCCTCGCTCGACTCGGCATTCATCGCAGCGATCCAGCAAACCGGCGGCGCCCCGACTCAGGTCGACGTCCGTCGCCTGCGGTTCAAGGTGATCCTCCTCGGCCCGAAGGGCGTCCGGAAACACGTTGTCGACGTCGGCAACTCAATCGAGACCCTGGCGCAGGCAGCGCTTGGCGACAGCGTCCCTTGTGGCGCCGCATCTGTTCGGGCAATCGGAGAGCCGATCGGGCCCGGATACACCACGGAAAACCGGGCCTGGTACAGCCTGGACCTTGAAGTTCTCTACTAATCAGGAGGCCAGACATGGCTTGCAAGAAGCTCAAATTTCCGGGCCGCGACGTCGTGCTCGAGTATTACATCGGGTGCGGCGATGCGCTGCCGGCGGAGAATGACTGGCGCCGTTTCGGGTCGCTCCGCACGAAGGAGTTCACTGTCGAATGGGACACCATCGACGCAACCGACTCCGACTCGGTCGGCGCGCTGCGCGAGAACCTGGCCAGCTTCCAGACGCTCACCATTTCCGGTGACGGTACCGTGAAGGCCTCCGGTGCCGGCGCGCAGAACCTGATCGACCTGACGAAGCATGTCGTGAAGCCGGACGCGACCGGCGGACAGCCTGTTGTCTGGATGCGCATGACCTTCCCGGACCTGACCTTCACCGCATTCATGCTCATCAGCAACCTCAGTCGCTCCGCGCCGTACGACGATGTCACCACCTACAGCTTCGAGGCTTCGGCGACCGCTTCCGACTTCGGCCTGATCGTCGAGGATACCCCCGACGCGGATGCGCCGGACCCGACCAGCATTCAGGTCGTGCCGGAGACCCTCTCGCTGACCGTTGGCGAGGGCTTCAACTTCGAGGGCGTCGTGCTGCCTGTTGGCGCTCCGCAAGGCCTGCGCTGGACCTCCAGTGCGCCGACCGTGGCCGCGGTGAACGCGGTCACCGGCGATGTGAGCGCGCTGTCGGCCGGCACTGCTACGATCACCGCTGCTTCCAGCGTCGCCCCGGGCGTTACCGATACCGCAACCGTCACGGTCATCCCGCTGGTGCAGGGCATTACCGTCTCGCCGACCTCCGTCTCGATCGCTGAAGGCGCCAACCAGCAACTGACCGCCGCTGTATCCCCGACCGGTGCGGCTCCCGGCCTGGTCTACGAAAGCGCGGCGCAGGCGATTGCCACCGTGAGCTCGACCGGCCTGGTGACCGGTGTTGATGTCGGTACCACCACGGTGAAAATCACCAGTGCGGCGCGGCCGTCGGTGAGCGTGACCGTTCCGGTAACCGTCACTGAGCCGTGATCCTCACCGAGATCGGTGAGATAGGCGTACACACGGCCTCGGGGGAGTTCTTTCTCCTGCGGCCGTCCCTGTACGCCATGACCCAGCTCGGTACGCCGGCCGAGATTGTCGACGTCTTCGCGCGCGTCATGAGCGACCCGATCACCGAGAAGCATCAGGCTGACCAGTTCGCCGACGCCCTGGCCGTGGTGGTGGCCTGTAGTGAGCAGGACCTGTCCGACGTGTTTGGCTACTACGACCAGGACCTGGTCTACCGGCCAGGAACTGCGGACGTCGAGCACCTTGTGCCTCTCGCGCGCTGCCTGCTGAAGCACGGCGTCACTGGGGCGCTTCCGCCGCTCCCCCGGCGCCACGACGAAGAGCCGAACTACTCGGGGGAATTCGTTGCGCGGGAGTACGTTGCGACGGCGATAGCGCACCTGGGGCTGAGCGAGCGCGAAGCCTGGTCCATGACCATGACCGGCCTGATTGGCGCTCTGCGCGCGAAATACCCCCCAACCGAATCGAACGCTCCGGGCGCCAGAGCCCCGACCGCGGCAGAGCATGACGCGACGATGGAGTGGTTCGACAAGATCGAGGCCAAGCGCAAGGCGCGGGCGAAAGGAGCACCCTGATGGCTGAGAATGTCGGCAGCATCTACTACACCGTCGAGGCGGATACCTCTGGCCTTGTAAACGGCACGAATGCTGCTGACCGTTCATTGGATCAGATGCAGGCAACCATGCGGCGTGCTGATAGCGAGGCGGCACGTCTCAACACGACTGTCACCAAGCTTTCGTCGGCTATTAAGACGATCATCGCGGCGTCAGCGCTCCGCGAGATGGCCAGCATGGTCCAGTCCTATCAGGAGATGGCTGACAGGGTTCGTCTGGCGTCTGCAAGCCAGGAAGAGTATGAAAACGTACAGGCCAGACTGCTCCGTACCGCCAACGGGACATACCGGGCGCTCTCCGAGGCGCAGGAACTCTACATCCGCACTTCTGCAGGCCTGAAAGCTCTCGGATACGACACAACGTCTGCACTGGATGTGATGGATTCGCTGTCGTATGCATTCGTGACCAATGCGACCAAGGCGGATGCAGCAGAGGCAGCGATCAGCCAGTTCTCCAAGGCAATCAACACCGGCAAGGTTTCGGCTGACCAATGGGAAACAATCTCCAGCGCAGTTCCGTCTGTTATTGAGGATATCGGCGCCGCTGCAGGTAAGACGGGGGCGGAAGTCAGGAGTCTTGGTGCGCAGGGGCAATTAACGGCGCAAATGCTCACCGAGGGTCTACGTAAGTCCTTGGAAGAGAACTCAAAGGCAGCCGCCGGCATGTCCAATAACCTGACCGATGCAGGGGTCAGGATTCGGACTGCATTTACTCAAGTCCTTGTTTCGCTGGAAGACCAGACTGGCGCCCTTCAAACCTTCACCAATGGTCTTATTTCGGCTGCTGATGCGCTTCTTGAGTTCGGGCTTGACTCGGAAAAAATGGCAGCATTTCTCGACACTGCAACAGTCGCAGCAGCTTCTCTGGCCTCTGTTGTGGCTGGGCGTCTAGTTACCTCCCTGTATGCAGCAGGTGCGGCCCAAGTGCAAAGATTGCGGGCAACGCTTGAGCAGATAGCAGCTGATCGGAATGCTGCTATAGGTGCACTGAGGCGGGCAGAGGCAGAGAAGGCCGCCGCCGCCGCGGCTGTCGCTCTGGCTCAGGCGGACTTGAATGCTGCCAGGGGTTCAAATGCCCACGCAACAGCTCTAAACGCGCTGCTGGCCGCTAAAGAACGCGACTTGGCCGCCACAAGAGCGCTAACGGCTGCTCAAGCAACGCTGAATGGTGTAGCAACCACCGGGACGGTGGTGATGGGTGGACTTCGATCGGCAATGGCGTTCCTCGGCGGACCGCTTGGGGTTGTTCTGCTGGCAGCAACCGCGATCGCAACATTTGCAACGAATGCACGGGAGGCGAAAGAGCCTACGGACCTTCTAACCCTGTCCGTTGAAAAACTTGGACAGGCACAGCTGAAGGTTGCACAACTGGACATCGACAAGCGAATCCAAGCAGTGAGCGATAAGCTCAAACTGCTTGGGGAAAACTATGCGTTCGCGGCAAAAGAAGCCCAAGGCTCTGGTCGAAGGGCCAATCGATATGCTGAAGATGCCGTGCGTATCCAGGGCGCGGTCGAGGAGCTTACGCAGGAGCTTGACCAGTTACAGAAAAAGCGTTCAGACGTCGACGCAGCCCTAGATAAAAAGAGTTCATCCCCATCTGGTAATGGCCCGGATCGCCAGGCAAACCCGGAGGATACAAAGGCTCTCCAGAATCTTCGCGACGAGGCTGAACTATCTGCTCTCGCGGGTGAAGAACGGGCGAAGCTTGCCGCGCGCAAAAAGCTCAGTGCTGATGCCACAAAAGAGGAGATCGCGGAGGCGGAGCGTCTCGCTGTCCAGATATTCCGCAACAGCGAAGCGCGGAAGCAAGAGAAGAAGTCAGCCTCTGATACCGCCTCTACGGTCAAAAAGTCGATGGAGGATCAGCGTCGCGCTGCCTTGGACAATGAGAAGACTATCGGAGACCTTTCCCAGCAACTGGCACAGGCTGGACTGAAGGGAAAGGAACTGGCAGAAGCTGGGGCGCAATCTCGCCTTAATCCATTCGCCACGCCGGAGCAGGTCGCCCAGGTCCGCGCGCTCGCCGCAGCTCTGTACGAAGCGCAACAGGTCGAAGCCAACAAGCAGTTGCTGGGTCAGATGGACCCGATCGCCGGCGAAGATCAGCGCTACCAGGCCGAACTGGAGAACCTGAAGAAGCTGAACGAGGCCAAATTGCTCGAGGACCAGCGCTACCTGGAACTCAAGGCGCAGGCCGAGCAACAGCACGATGCCACGATGAAGCAACTGGAGGAGGAGCGATTCCGCCGCCAGGCTGCCGGCAACGAGATGATCATGGCAACGCTTGATCAGGTGCAGCAGGCCGGCACGAACGCTCTGACAGGGCTGATAACCGGGGCGAACAACGGTGCTGACGCCATGCGGCAACTGGCCGGCGCCATGCTGAACCAGGTCGTGGGCGCCCTCGTCAAGGTCGGCATCGAACAGGCGAAGAACTTCATCATGGGGCAGAGCATGCAAGCGACCGCAACCGCCAAGGGCATTGCTCAGGCCGGGGCGTTGGCTGGCGCATATGCCCCAGCTGCAGCTGCGGCCTCTGTGGCCTCATTTGGCGGCGCTGCGACGGCAGGCCTTGCTGCAATGGCAGCAGCAATCCCAGCGATGCTAGGCCTCTTCGGAGGACGCCAATATGGCGGAGGCGTCCAGGCAAATGGCCTGTACCGAATCAACGAGAACGGCGCGCCAGAGGTATTCCAGGCTGCGAATGGCCGGCAGTACATGCTGCCGAATACGCGAGGCGAGGTGATCAGCAACGGCGACGCCACCGCGCAGGGCTCGCCGCAGATCAGCCTGCAGATCATCAACAACGGTCCTCCGGTTTCCGCCACCGCCACCATGGACGGGAACAACCTGCGGGTAACTCTCGATGCGGTCGAGCAGGACTTTGCCAACAAGGTTTCGTCCGGCCAGGGGCTTTACCCGAAAGCAATCGAAGGCGCATATGGATTCAAGAGGGCAGGGCGATGATCAAATGGCCTGATGGCCTTCCCTTTCCGCTCAGGGAGGGGTACGGCTTCAAGACGGTTGAACCAATGGCCAGGACCGCCCTCCAGAGCGGCCGGGCACGCTATCGACGGAACTTCAGCGGCGTGCCGGTTGCTCTGGAGGTTTCTTGGCTGTTCACCGCTGAGCAGGCGCGTCTGTTCAAGGGGTGGTACCGAGACGTCCTGAAAGACGGCGTCAAGTGGTTCGAGTGCGAGCTCAGAACGGAAGAAGGCATTGTTCCGTGCCACCTGCACTTCGAGGGGATCTACGACGGTGGCTATCTCGTCGGGCGCGACCACTGGCGCTTCAACGCGACCGTCGTGATGCGAGAGCGCTCGATCATCGATCCTGGGTGGGCTGAGATTCTGCCCGAGTACATCCTCCTCGCTGACATCTTCGACATCGCGATGAACAGGGAGTGGCCTCGACATGGCGACGGCTCTTGAGCGGTTCTATGCCTCAGGCGGTGAGGACCTGCAGCTCGCCACGATCGAGTTGTCATGCCCGGCGTGGCCCGAGCCTATCCTCATCTGTCAGGGCTATGACGACATCACCTGCATGACTGAAGACGGGCGGCTGCTGACGTTCGTCGCCGGTGCGATCGACGTATCGATTCCGAAGCGAGACAACAGCGGAAACCAGAACGTTGGATTTGCAATCGACAACGTGACCGGATTCGCCCAGCAGCGTATCAACGAAGCCCTGGAGGCGGGCGAGTATGTAACCCTGATTCTGCGGATGTACCTGGAGAGCGATCTCACAGCACCTGCTGAGCGTCCGTACCGGATGAGGGTCAAGACGTCGAGTTTCGAAGGTCTCACTGTCCAGGTGGAGGCCGGCTACTACGACCTCATCAATACTGCCGCGCTGCGCCGCATCTACAACGTCAGCGAATTCCCTGGCCTCAAATACTGGCCCTGATCCCATGCCGAACAGATACCTCACCGCCATCTATACCGAGGGCGGGCGGGCCCTGCCGTGCCTTGACTGCTGGGGCCTGACGCTCATCGCGCGGGTTGAGTTGTTCGGGCTGCCGATGCTGACCGACTTCGGCGGTGTCACGCGGCGCACCCCGGTTACGATGCAAAGGGCGTGCGATGCGGAGATCCACCGCGCGCTCGAGCAATGCGAGCCAGGACCTGGGGTCATCGCCGCGGCCTACAGAGGGCGGCTGCTCGATCACGTAGGTCTGCTGGTCGAAGTGGATGGACGCCTCCGGGTTCTCGAAATCAACCCGGGAAGCGGGGTTTCACTCACCCCGCTCCAGAAGTTCTCCGACAAATACTCCAAGGTGGTCTTCTACCGTGATCGAAATCTACCCATCGCTCCTTGACGGAGAACCGCTGGAGCGGCATCCGATCGGCCGCAGGATGACGATTCATTCCTGGCTGACCGCGAATTCGCCCGGGTACCGCTGCCACGACGTACACCCGTTCTCTATCTGTGTTGTCCCCGCTGAGGTTGCGCTCTGCGATGACCTCACCGACAAGCAGAAAAAGGCCCATGAGGAGTTCATCCATCCCGGTGAGTGGGCCGAGCGCATCATCGACCGCGGCGACATTGTGAGGATCTACAAGCTCCCGCGCGGGACTGATCCGTTCACGATTACTGCGGCCCTTTTCAAGGGGGCGCAATCGGTTTTTCGGATGCTCATGCCTCAATTGCCCGGCATGCCGACGAACCCCGGGCAGGGCGCGTCGCTCTCTGAAACTAGCGCGCGCGGGAACAAGGTAAAACTCGGCGATGCGATCCGCGAAGTCGCTGGCCGTCGTCTGATTTATCCAGACTACATCCTGCCGCCCCGGAAGTATTTCGCCGGTCCGCGTGAGCAGTGGACCGAAATGCTCCTGTGTATTGGCCGTGGTCGGTTCCAGATCGCCGAAGGGGCAGCGAAAATCGGTGACACGTCGTTCCTGGCACTGGGCGCTGATGCCTCTTTCCAGATTTTCGAACCAGGGCAGAACGTCAGCGGGCACCCGGCATCGGTCTGGTGGCACCTGGTTGAGGAAGTTGGTGCGAGCTCGACTGGTAATGCCGGCCTGGACCTGACCGAGAGTTCCAATCTCACCCCGAACCCGTCGGCAACTACGTTCACGTTTTCCGGAACGAACATCATCATTTCTGCCGGAGCCGGGTCGTTCCCCTCTGACTGGGTTGCGGGGACGATCCTCCGGGTTGAGGCGATGTACCCCTATTCGGTGAACGATGGCGGCGGGACGAATCGCGACGTCGTGACAGGGGATATCGCTCAGCTCGGGCTGGATGTTGGCGATGAGATCGAGGTGGTCGGCACCAACGGCGGCCTCTACCTGGTGAACGACATCACCTCAACGTCGATGACGCTCAACTACAGCAACGGTTCGCCGGCCAATGCGTTGCAGACCGGCTCCGGAAATGCAGCAATCGGCCCGCGTGGGCTGCGCTATCGGATCACGGCGTACAGCGCGCAGCAACTCACCGTCGAGCGGCTGACCAGTGCGGGCGGTGTCGATGTTGACTGGCCAGGATTCACCGCTCTCAATTCGTCTACGTCCCGAGTCACCATTGATCCGACCAGCCTAGAAGGGGGCTGGCGCGGTCCCTTCCCGGCGTGCCCTGTATCGGAGAAGACCAACTTCGTCGAGATCGACGTATTTTGCCCGGAAGGGCTTTGCGGTGTAGGCAGGGAAGGGCAGATCTACCAGATCCGCACCTATTACGACATCCAGTGGCGAGACATGGCCATCGGCGGCGCATGGACGACGGTCAGCAAGAACCATGCTGGCAGTTCTCTCGACCAGCAGGGTTTTACGGACGGCATCCCGCTGCCGTACATGATGCGGCCCGAGTTTCGCATCAGAAAAGTTTTCGTCAACCAGGGCGGCAACTCAACATCCGAGTACCGAGACCGCACCCAGTGGTACGGGATGCGCGCGCGCCTCCAGGCTCCATCGTCCTACGCCGGCGTCACGACAATGGCCGTCAGGTATCGGTCGTCTGACCGTATCGCAGCGCAGACCGAAAGCCGCGTTTCGGTGGAAGCTACTCGCATGCTACCGACTCGGCAGAACGGTGCATGGACGAGCGAGATCGCTACGCGAGACATCGTTCCGTTCCTCTGCTACATCGCCAAAGAGCGCGGCTACACAGACGCCGACCTCGACCTAGAAGAACTTGATCGGCTGGACGCCATCTGGAAGTCCCGCGGCGACACGTTCGACATGATCTACGAGGACGGCAAGGTCACGGTCGCGCAGATAATGGACGACGTGCTTGCGGCTGGGTATGCGGAGAAGACGATCAAGCGCGGCGTGATCTCCGCAGCCCGAGACGAGCCAAGGACCACATTCGGGCACATGTACTCGCCACAGAACATGGATGGTCCACTGAGGATCAGCATCAGCGCCCCGTCTGAGGACGACTATGACGGAGTCGATGTGGAGTTCGTCAATGCCAACGGCTGGATCGAAGATACCGTCCAGTGCCGGCTGCCCGGCGATGTCGGCAGGAAGGTCGAGAAGATCACGGCTGTCGGTGTCACAAACCGCGATCGCGCCTGGCGCTACGGGATGCGCCGCCGGATGGCTCAGCGATACCGGAGAACAGAGTATTCGTTCGATACCGGCCTCGACTCGCTGAACAGCGAGTTCTGGGACTACGATGCCCTTGCCGGCGATGTTCCCGGCCCTGGCCTGGCACAGAGCGCATACCTGAAATCGTTCGTGATCTCTGGAAGCTCGGTCCTGATCGAGTCCAGCGAGCCGCTCGACTGGTCACTGCTGAACTCGCCAGCGCTCTACCTGCGGCGCCCAGACGGAACGGTTTCCGGTGGATATCCGGCGTCGAGGATCGACGACTACCGGCTGAGCATTCCCAGCATCGATTTCATCCCTGATGTTTCTTGGGAGATCGAACCTCCACACCTGCTGCTGGGAAACCCATACCCGGCCCTGATCAGTTCCATCGATCCCAACGGCAATACCTCGGCATCCGTTCGTGCGGTGAACTACGACCCAAGGGTCTACACCTACGACAACGCCAGCGCCCCAAACTGACCGCACACGAAAAACCATAGCCCGCCATAGAGCGGGCTTTTTCATGCTTGGAGAAAAGTATGACTTACGACACCAGCGACCTTCCGCTCGGCTCGAAGGACCCTCGCGTTCTGTACGAAAACGCTGAGCATCTCGATTTGGCAATGAACTCGCTGAATCAAGATCGCTGGATGGACCGTGGGCCTCAGCGTCCTCCGGTTGCACGATGGACCTGGTGGGGAATCGAGCAGTATGTCATGCAGTGGCTGGCCGCTCAGGGATTTGAACCGACCCCCCTTGAATATGTCGACGGCTCTCCGCTGATTGTTGATCGCCCGACTCAACTGATTCAGCGTGACGGGAACCTGTATAGCGTTCAACTGCCAGCAGATTTCCCGGTCAGCCTCAGCGGGAACTGGGCCACCGACGAGAGTCTGCTGGTTGCCCAGGTCGACCGCTCGCTGCGTCAGCAGTTGAGAGCTCCGGGTGGCGCCGGAATGATGGGTTACGATCCGGCGGAAACGTACCCATCAGATACGGTTGGGTACGCAATAAAAGATATTGATGGAAAGGCTGAGGAAGCATCTAACTTAGCGATGACTGGCGCATTTGGTAACGCGCAGATGCTAACCAGAGTAAGAGCGAGAATATCAGGCGCCCCAACTATGTATGTGCTTGGTGATTCTATTTCTCATGGGGCTTTTGCCGGGAGAATATACCGGAATGGCTGGGTGAATCTTCTGCGAAGAATGCTCTACAACGAGATCGGCACTCTAACTTATGGATTCACGCCGCTGATGTCTCTCGTTGACGGAGCTGGAAATACCTCTAATGAAATCCACTCTATCGATTTCGCAAAAACATCAGGAACCCACTCTTGGGTTTATAGATCAAATGAAAGCGGATCATATGTTCCTCAAGGGTTATCGTGGGTGTCAAATGAGGTTGGCAATATTATAAGGTCGACAATTCCAACATTTCAGGATGCATGCACGGTTTACTACGTCGCAAGGCCTGGAGGGGGAACGTTTGACATAAAAGTTAATGGATCGGTAGTAGCTAGTGTGAATACACAGGCCTCAGTTGTAAACGCTTTGCAAGGCCAGGCTGTAACCCTGAAAGATAATGGGTTTGGGAAATGTGTAATCGAGGTTGTTACTACATCTGCCGCAACTGTTGAATTTTCTGGTTTTTCATATGCTAACGCCTATAGTCAGTCGGCTCTTCATAATTTTTCAAATTCTGGCCGTAGGCTTCGCTGGGTGGATGAGTCCGTCATCAGTTCGATGATGGCAGGAACCTCTCTATTCATCATGGCACTAGGTGTCAATGACGCGTCAGACAATGAGTCTGATACGGCGTACTATGAAGAGTTCGTAAAAAGAATTGATTGGCTGATAAGCTATTCAAATCAAAATAGCGTACCTGTAGTGGTGCCTGATTTTTTGTGGAGTTACCCAGATACAAACAATACAAGGAAGCAGCTAAAGCGACTCGCTGACGAGACTCAGGGGCTATACATACCGTTTGCCGATTTCTTTAGAAAAGGATCGCAGTCAGCAGATGCAAATTATCTTGTAAATACTCTTAAGCTCTTTTCGGATGGTTCCCATCCAAACGTTCATGGGCATAAGTATATAGCGGAGACTATTGCTAAGAAACTCGGCCTTTCAGTTAGCTCGAAAAAACAAGCGCTCGACTACCATGATTGGTGGATGCCGATATCAATCACAAGCACGACAATAAAAAATGCGGACTTTGGTTCGATTCCTCCAAGCAGGGTGATAACTGCAACTCGAAACAATGGCGCGAATGTTCTGTTTAGATTTTATGTCTCTGGCGTCTCTGGTACGTCTGCTGTTGCTTTCTCTGGAACATACTCATCTGACTCTGGCGTGTTCGTTGACCTTCCAGTGACTGGACAGATGGAGCTTGAGACAAATGGGGCAAGTTCCGGAGTTGTAAGTATCTCTCAGGCAGGAATAACAATAACGCCAAATTCATCGAACACTAAAAGCACTCATCGGTTTGTTGTTAGCGTTGCACGTGGGGAGCGACCGTTTGTTGATGGTGTGATTTACTAGGCTCGCTAAAATATTCGGATGCCATTGCAATGGCGATAAAAAAAGCTGTGCCGATGAGCAGATTGATTATCTCTGTTGATATTTTTTCTGTTTCATCGGTGCGGATATTGAACATGGCATTCGTATACTCGTCTAAAGTTCTTGCTGATTTGTTTTTCATTTTAATTATCCAGTTGAGATTTCGACGTAACCAAGCTAGCGCAGTTCACGAAGCGTTTCTGGATGCTTGCTTGCAACCTTAATTAAGGTTTTCGCTGCTCCAGAAGGAGACCTTCTACCCTGCTCCCATTCCTGTAGAGTACGAACGCTAACTCCCAGGAGGAGTGCGAACTCAGATTGCGCCATTCCAACCTTTGCACGAATCTCTGCAATCGGAGAAAGTTCGACCTGCGTCGAACGGGCGGCCTTCCCCTTCTTCATTTCGTCAATCGAGGCGAGGAGATCGGCCTCGAAGGTTTCAAGTTCCTTATCCATTCATAGCCTCTTTCAATTTGCTCAAGGTGGATGCTGGTAGGTTATCTAACTTCGACTTTGTGTAGGCTATCAGTAGCCAGATGGCTTGCGACTCTTCGGCGTTGTAGTAGATCACGCGCGCGCCGCCGCGCTTACCCATGCCTTGGCGAGACCAGCGAACCTTGCGAAGCCCACCCGATCCTGGGATCACATCTCCGGCCAAGGGGTTGGCTGCAATCCACGCAATGAACTCCTCCCGTTCGGGATCGTTCCAGATGCCGCCTGCATAGCGCTTGAAAATCTCGGTTTCGATGACTGTTCGCATGTCATGAATATACGGCACTGCCGTATGGCTGGCAAGCTGGATGGTGAAATGGGGCGGGATCAGGCGGTCCTGGCGCTGGACTGCGCGTCCCGGCTGGCCGGGCGATCATGGAATATCGGTCGCAATCCATTTCGCTTCGCTTGAGTTCGCGTTTCTGCTCGCATGGTTGGTATGATGCGACCTTCCATCAACTTATCTTATGGTGAATTATGAGCGGACTTGCTGAGTCATTTTCCTTCACTCCTAGCGATTGGGGCGTTTCTGTAAGAGACGGCGTTGCGGAGGGCATTTATTCATTGGGCTATGGATCATGTCATGTTCAGATCGTCTTTGAGGCAGGGGATAGAACAGAGTTTCTCGATTCTTTACCTTGGCGATTTGTCCTTCCTGTTAGTGAAATACCTGACATACGCCAAGGAGGATTCTTAGCTCATTTGTATGACAGTAATTCAGAGCAAGATTTCACCGCCTATGCATTTATAGATCCAGAAACTAAAATGCTTAATATTCAAGTAAATGGAAAGGACGTTTCATCTGAGTATCCATTTAAATGGTCTAAAGGATGCTCATTGGCTATAAACTTTAACTATATGACGAAGTAATTTTTCAGATAAATAGAGGCCCGCCTAAGAAGCGGGCTTTTTTATTTCAGGAGAGTGTAGCTGTGCAAGCCGCTATCTGATGCTGAAATCAGAGTACCGGTTGATCCTCAGTCGCCTCTGTACTGCATCGAATTCACCATCGAAATCCCTCCTGAGCTTCCAGACTCCCATGTAGCCATCCTTGAAGTGGTCGATCATCTCTACGCCCGCGCGGGAGCCGTGCTGCCCAAGGAAGCTGTAGAGGCTGTGGCGCTTGAAGATTTCGAACAGGTACTGGAAGTGGTGGCAGACGAAGTACACGTCGTAGAGTTGGTGGTCGTTGAGCATGGTGCCGCAGCGTTTTTCAGGCTTCGGCAGCCATTCGCCTTCGTGAACGCTGTAGGCGGCGACGAAGTTGCGGGCCGCATCCAACTGATTGGCGGGGATGTCTGTGGCAGACCGAACCCCGAATGCGGCATGGGTCTGTGACCAGATTTTCGCGGTGGCGCGGCGGCGGACTTCGACGGGGAGGGCGGCGACCTTGCCCTTGATCAACGAGCCGAGCATGTGGAAGCCGTCGGTACCTATGGTTTCGCCAACCAGGGTTGCCATCTTGTTGCTGGAGTCCTCATAGCGACCATACTTGCGAATCGCAGGAAGCACCTCGGCGGTCACCCATTTCTTGAAGCGCTTGGCCTCGGCCTTGCGGCTGCGCAGGATCGCCGAGTACAGCCCAGACTCGTTGATGACCAGCATTTCCTGATCGCCGCCAGGGGTGGGCAGAATCTGCCTACCCTTTTCGTCATCGTCCAGATTCCGCGCCATATCCTTTGCAGTCAGGTACTGGAGAGCAGAGGCGATATCGGCAGCAACGAACCATGGCTGGTCGTCGATCAGCATGGTGCGGACTTCGCGAGCGTCGAACTGGAACGGAATTACTTGAGCGGTTTGCATGATGAGGACTCCTTACCTGTTTGGGAGTTCGCCATCTCTGCGACCAAGAAGAGGGAGGCGAACTGTACGCGGGTTGGCCGACCGGGGGTAAGGCTCCCGGCACACCCGAAGGTGTCCCACGCACAGCCCGCCATAAAGCGAGGGCACAAAAAAACGCCCTGCGGCGCTGTGCGCCTTACCGATTCGGGCGGCCAAGCCCGACCGCTGAATTTGCAGCGGCAGGCGGAATATGGAATAAACGCCAGCATTCGTCAACGTTCATGAGGGGCTGGGGTGGCTAAAAAGGAAATCGACTCAGCGAGCATCCATGCGAATCGAATGGCTAAGCTGAATAGCGCGTCCAGCAGCTACGGTTGCAGGACTTTGTTTATGCATCTATCGGCCCTTCGTCCAGATACCCGAACCTCTCACGCAGCAAGGCATGGAAAGCTTTTCACTGCTGATCAGGTAAGGGAGTGGTATGCGCGTGATGGCAATTCAGAGGGATGCAGGTGCTCACTCGTTGAGGTTCTCGTAGACGAGCAGGGTGTCCCCCTGGCTCCCATGCTGGTTGAGCGTGCGCGCCAGACTTTCGAAAAGATGAAGGCGAAGGGGCTCGGCGACTGGACAAGAGAACTGTGACCTCGAGGTCTGGCGTCATGCACGGGCGATTGATAGCGTCGTGACCTGCTGACAACTGATCAATAAGGGATTGCCATGCAGTACAGCGTGATTGTCACGGGCACAGGATTCGAAGGTCGTAGCGGCAGAATACGCCTGGCTGTGCGCCCCGGAATGGAAGTCAAGCTAGTGCCAGAACCGGACAACCCGCACGACCCCAATGCCATCGCCGTCTACGTGCATGTTCGGCGCTGGTTCACCCTGTTCCTCCCGACTGACGTACAAATCGGCTACATCAAGAGAGATCGGGCCGCGTTCTTCACCCGAAAGATGAAGGCGGGTGGGCGGATCACAAAGGCAACAGTGAAAAGCATGTATACCGAACTCGACCATCCAAGGGTTTCTCTGAGCATCGAAACCGACTGGTAGTCGCGCAAGACAGAAAAGCAAAACCCCCGGACGTTCACAGCGTGCCGGGGGTTTTTATTTCCACCCCTTGGGAAGGACAAGGAGCAGAACATACGTGAATCGTAGACCAATCTTGCTGAAGGTTAAAGACTGGCTGGAGGTCAAAATGCCAACGAGTCATTTCCTGAATTTTTGCATCGGGGTCAGCCTGCTGATCCTCGCCTGTGGAGCCGCCGCTTGGCTGTCGTCTCCTGTGCTGCTGGCGATCCTGACCGGTAGCTGACCCGAACACCTTTCCGACGAAGATAAGCCCGCCTTGCGCGGGCTTCGTCGTTTTTGGAGACCCGTAAATGCGTACATCCCAACGAGGCATAGACCTCATCAAATCCTTCGAGGGCCTGCGCCTGTCCGCTTACCAGGATTCGGTAGGTGTCTGGACCATTGGCTACGGCACAACGCGGGGCGTCACCCGCTACATGACGATCACCGTCGAGCAGGCCGAGCGGATGCTGTCGAACGACCTTCGGCGCTTCGAGCCGGAGCTAGACAGGCTGGTGAAGGCGCCACTGAACCAGAATCAGTGGGATGCCCTAATGAGCTTCGTCTACAACCTGGGCGCAGCCAATCTTGCGTCGTCCACTCTGCTCAAGCTGCTGAACAAGGGTGACTACCAGGGAGCAGCGGACCAGTTCCCGCGATGGGTGAATGCGGGTGGTAAGCGCTTGGAGGGGTTGGTAAAGCGCCGAGCGGCGGAACGTGTCCTGTTCCTGGAGCCGCTATCGTGATCCCCTGGCGCTGGGTAACCATCGCGCTGGCCTGCCTGCTGCTGGTCGGCCTCGGCGCCGCCGGTGGTGTCTGGCTCGGCGCGCAGCACTACCGCCCACAACTCGATGCCGCGCAGGCGGATCTGGCCGCCTGCCGTTCCGCTCGTGGGAGCTTGGAGGCCGCAGTAGCGGAGCAGGTCCGGCAGGTTGCCGCGCTGCGCGTGGTCGGCGAACAGCGGGCCCGGGATGCCGCGCTGGCTGTGGATCGGGGACGGCAGCAGGCCGCGGAGCAGTATGCCGCGGCACAGCGCCTGTTGCGTGAGCGCTCCGCTGGTGATCAGTGCTTGGCAGCCGAAGTGGTCATCGATCAGGAGTTGGGGCTATGAGGGTGGTGCTGATGCTGGTGATGGTTGCGCTGGCGGGATGCGCCGGCCGGCAGGAAGCCGAGCCGCGCACGGTGCGCGTAGAAGTGCCGGTGGCGGTGCCGTGCCGGGTGCCGGCGGTCGAGGTTCCGGTGTGGGCCACAGCGGGGCTGAGGAAGGGCGACGACTTGCAGGCCAAGGTCCGCGCGCTGCTCGCCGAACGCTTGCAGAGGATCGGATACGAGGCGCAGCTCCTGGCTGCGAACCAGGCCTGCCAGGATTAGGAGTAGACTACGGCCTTTTCCTACGAGGGCAGGGCATGCTGGTGATTCGATTCAAGGGCTGGTCGGTGAAACTCGACCACCAGGTGGGCAGCGCTGGGAAACATGGCATCTGGTCGTTCCATGGCTCGGAGAGCAGCTACGTGCCGGACATGCAGACGATTCTCCGGCATGCTGCTATTCGGCCTGCGGAGCCGAAAGAAGGCGGGGAGGTCGAGGTATTCATCTGTGATTCGCGCATGCCGCAGGATGAGTGGCGGCCTGTCGGTAGCGGCGTTGCGGCCTACGAGTCGGACCGCTGAATGCTGGCCGTGACGGAAACGTGAAGCACGGAAATGGAAAACGTGAAAAGGAATTTCACGATTGGCACAGTTTAAGTGATTGCGGTCGGCGTAAACTGTTGTAATATAAGCGCTTCTGAGGTGCGAGACAGGATTTAGGTTCCAGCGCCGCAAGGCGTGAGAGTTCGAGTCTCTCCGTCCGCACCACCTTCAGGCTCGGCTTGTCCGGCCGCTGCGGTTGAAGCCGGAACGTCCGGCACGATTCACGATATGGTGGGCGTAGCTCAGTTGGTAGAGCACAGGATTGTGGCTCCTGGTGTCGTGGGTTCGATTCCCATCGTCCACCCCATATTTCGAAGCGCCAGGCCTTGTGCCTGGCGTTTTCGTTTGCGCTTCACGATCTCTTCTCCGCTTGCCTTTCCGGTACCCAATCCGCCCTCATGGGCGCGACGGCAGGTTGAACTTGTTCCGGGTCCGGCGCTCTTAAGCGAGCCTGTCGTTCCTGGCGGGTCCGTATATGCAGTCTGGGTGAAGCGACATGTCGATGAAATGGACCGAGCAGCGCTTGCGCAAGGCTCTCAAGCAGATGGCGAACAATCATGAATCGGCTGCGGTCGAGGTCATGCGCGCCGTCGAGCGGGCGAACGATCCGAAGCTGGCGCAGCGCCTGCTCGAGGTGATCGAGCAGATGCACCAGGATGCCGATGCGCTGCGCTCCATCGACGACGAAATCGCCAGCGGCGTGATCCGTTGCCAATGA